TTATGTTCGATCATCATTTTTATAAGACCAACGATATCATCGTCATCAATATCATTATCCATGCAATATCTAAAGAAAGCATAACCTTTATCGTAAAATATGGCTTTGGAATAAATGAGTTCTTCATCAACACCGAGATCGTATAACCACATTTTATAATCATCTTCGTTAACCATACCAAGCGTATCGTAACCATTGTATAAAAAAACAATAATACCATCATGTTGGTTAAGCATATTAACCCAATTGTTCAAATCAAAGTTAATGTATTTAGAATATTCTGGTTGTATATCAACTGATATTATCGTCTTACCCGAAGTTTGGTTTTCATTAATGGGATTTGCAGGGCCTCTTTGTGTATTAAACTCATATTTACTTGTATTTGAGATTGGATTTGCTTTTCCTCTTTGAGTACCAAATTCATACTTACCAGTGTTTGCTGTTGGGTTTGCTTTTCCGCGCTTAGTTCTTTCTGGCGCTGGACTGTTTGTTGATGAAGTTGTGGTTGTATTTTCTTCATTCATATCAGAATTTTTTGGTTCTCTGTACATTTTTTCTCTGTGGGTATAATCTCTATTCTTACCAGAATTTAAAACAAATCCAAATCTACCATAAAAATCAAGCAACCTATTTAAATTGCCACCATAAGCCGAAGATGGTGTTAAAGTTATCTTATAACCAATTTCATCGGCAATTTTACACAATTCATTCATAAAATCGGTTCCAATACCAGTATTTCTTAATTTAATTGGAACAATAAAACCAGTTAAGTAAATAATTTTAAACTTATCTCTTTGGATAATTTCAAAACGAATATCACTAAATTTATCTTTTAATATTTTCTCAACATCAATCATTGGATTCTATATTTTTCTGGATCAGAAGAAGTTGGTTTTGAATTATCGAAATAATATTGATAGACTTCATTATTCGCATAGATTGTTTTATAAAACCCGCTTGGTATTGTGGCACCTGTTGGTAATTTAACACTATTTAAGTCAAAAACACATCTTATCTCGACAACCACATTATATTTTGATGCTAATTCCCTTTCTTTTACCTCTAATAACCTCCAGGTTACGCGATTTAAACCTTCATGTTGTAATGCGCAGTTTAAATAAGAAAACGTCTTATAAAGCATTTCTTTGGTGCAATTAAAATCAGCCGCTGGTGCCATATGTCCTTTATCGTAAACATTGTGAACATAATCGGCATTATCTGATGTTTTTACCTCTTTATCAGTATAGAAGTCCATACCAGTTCTGGGAGCTTTACCATCTGGACATAAAACAGTATATCTTACGAATTTTGGTTGTTCTAGTACCTCCGAGTATACACATTCATATATATCGGTTTTAATGTAAACAGAGTCCCTTAATTGTGCGCTTAGTGATAATGTTAATACTAAAAGTATTATTAATAATAAATTCTTTTTCATATCAATAAATAGCGCTAAATTATTTTTTATTCTTCATCGTAATCAGGCTCATCAACCTCGTCATATTCGCCATTCTCAATGTCTTCTATGATAGCATCGATCTGTTCGACAGATTCTGTTATATAATTAATAACATTGGTTTGTATGTTATTTTGTAAATCATTAGAATTGGTTATGTGTAAAATTGATTCCCCGTGTTTATCACCCAATATTGATAATTCTTCTCTTAGTGAAAGTAATTGATTAATAGTTTTTTCGTGCATATGTTTTATTATTTTCGATAAATATTATTTTTTTTTATAAAAGACTTTTTTTATCCAAAAAAATAGTTATTTTTAAATAAAAGTAAAGAATATGATAAAATTAAATGAATTAAGTGAAGAACTATTAAAAGACAAATATTGCATAATAAGCAACGATGAGATGGTTGTTAAAACGGGTCGTTCCGCTTTTAAAGACGGTGTTAACGAGGGTTACAACGCATTAGTTGAGAAGATTAAGCAAATTACCGAAGAAACACCAAATGATATGGATTTGGGTGAGAAAATAAGACGGTTAAAATTTTATTAAACTATAAACTATTTATATAAAATAATATAAAAATATGAATAGTGAAAATACTAATTTAAATGAAAATGACAATCTTAATGAAATTATCGTTAAGATTAATGAATTAAAAGGAATCCAAGCTAAATTAGATGAGGCATTAGTTAGTTATAAAGAATCTATCGCTGAATTAGAAAAAGCAAAGGATCAATTAGTACCTGAGGTTATGGAGGCTTTTAGGGGTCAAACAGAAGGTGCTGAAAAATTAAAAATATCGATAGATAATGTTTTAGTTGAGATTATACAAGAATCTGAAAAATTAACGGTATCTTATAAAAATGCATTTGATACAGCGTTAGAAAAAGTTAATAAAAATACAAAAAAAGTATTAGAACAAATTTTAGAGAACTCAAAAGTGGCATCTAAAGTTAAGGGTCAATTAAAAATTGATGGTTCTAAAGTATTTGAGGGTATTAATGAAATGTTAGGTAAGGTAACTGAATGGTTAAGTAATGCTTATAATAAAATAAACATTTTCAGTAGTGAGGCTCAAGAGGGTGTTGATGAAATAGAAAGTATGATCAAAAACTATGAAAATATGGAATCGGATAGTTTTGCAACACAAAATATGGATGATGTTGAATCAGGTAATTTGGAAGAGGATGTAGTTGAAGAAGAAAATGAGTCTTGGATGAAAATGAGAGCTGGTGCTGATGGTAAAGTATTTGAAAATGAGTCTGATGTTGAGGAAGAAAAATCAGAACTTAATGAAACAATTAATAGATTTAAACAAATTATAAATTACTAATTATGGCAAAGAAAACACAAACAAGCTCTTCAAGAGACTTCATGAAAAAACCGAAAAAAAATAGACCCGATATTCACGCTAAAAGTAATACCAGTAAACAAAAAAAATCTAAAAATTATAAAAAAGCATACAGAGGTCAGGGTAGATAAATAAAAAGAGAGCTTTAAGCTCTCTTTTTTTTATTCACGTATTAAAAAATATAACTCATCTTTTGGTCTTGTTACCGCAACATAGTGAATATTTCTAGATTCAATATCAACATCACCTTCATCGGTTAAATAGGTGTATTTATAATCATAATCATTTTCTATCATTTCTGGGTCAATTGAGTTTATGATTACACATCTTGGAAACTCACGACCTTTACTTTTATGTATACTTGTTATGAAAACTTCACATTCATTATTTGATTCAATGAAACCAATTAGACCCATAACATTACCATGATAAGGTGCCACGGCATCGATTCTTTTTTTCAATGATGGATTAATCTTACCTTCTCGAATATTTTTAATATCTTGACCCGTTATAAAATTAAAATATCTCATTTTAATTTTCTTTTTCAAACATTCTTTTTCAATTTCTTTAATAGTGTAATTCGTTCTCGCTAACATTGTTAAAGGTTTACCATCCTCAATCATTTCAGCTAATTGGAACTCATCAATCAATTTATGATTAACAATACCCTCTTTTTCATGAAATGGTATTGCAGTTAAGTTACTGTATTTATTTGAATTTTCAACAATTTTAATAGCCGATCTAAAGTTCTTAGTTAAGGTCATGTAACTTGTTTTACGTTTACTCTTTAATAAAGTTTCAATAGCATCACAATTAGCACCAGAAAAACCATAGATTGATTGATTAATATCACCAATTAAATGATATTGTTTCGCATTTAATTGTAATAATATTTTCATTTGTAGTGTTGATGTATCTTGATATTCATCAACAAAAACATATTCATATATATTCTCAAAATATTTTTTGTATTGTGGGTTTCTTGATAATTTTTCAGTATCAATTAACATATCAGAAAAATCTCTACTTTTTGTTTCTTTAATAAATTTAGCATATGCATCATAAAATCTTGGTTTTGGTGATTTAACATCATCCATAGATTGTAGTTTATAAGCTGAAAATGATGCTGAAATTACACCACTTTCTTCATAAAATTTATCAATAGTTTCAGCATACTCTTTTTTAATTTTCATCGGATCTTTTATATGTGGTTTATATTTATCTTTATACCAATTGGTAAAATCATAAAAAGTAACAATAGGTTTAAATAATCCCATTTTACCTAATAAACTACTGGTAAAGCTGTGTATTGTTGTTATTTTAACATCGTGTTTAATACGAGATTTTAATTCATTAACAGCATCATTGGTAAAACTAAAGAAGATTATTTTACTAGGGTCGGCACCGTCTTCAACCATCTTATTTAACCTACCAACAGTGCTGTGTGTATTATGTGTCACAATATGATTATCCGTAACGTATAAATGATCTGGATGGTCAATCTCAATACATTGACACTCAACTGTATCAAAATATTCGATTGATTCAACCGCTCTGTATGGTATATATGTTTTACCTTTATCAACTAAGATATCACGTTTGCGTGGTAATGTAAAAGCTTTAAATTTTAATTCTTTAGGTAAACAAATAGACATAACATACGCTTGGTTACATTCAATATAAACACCATTCTTTTTATACCTTCCTCTTTTTAGTGATACATAAACAATACCACCGATAGAGTTAACTAACTCAATAATATCATCAACGAGTTTTTTTGATGATAATGTTATGAAAATAGAATTTTTTTCTGGATATCCATCAGTATCTAATAAACCATTTAATAATCTAATTCTTTGTTCTTCAGATGTTGTTAAATACTCTTTGGGTATAAATTTATCTATTGATAAGTGACCCATTAATCCTAATGTTCTTAATTCATTCATTAGTGGGTTAATACTTAATTTTCCACTAGTTATAGTGTAGTCATTTTCTCGATCAACCTTTGATCGTAAAGATAATCCCATTGGTTCTATTAAATTACGAATCTCATTTACAATTTCATAATCGGAATTGGTAAATGTAATTTGTGATTGTCTACTTAATCCACCATCACCAAGTAAACAACCTAATAGATATGGATCAATAGGTAGAGTTTTTTCTGGATATTCAATATTAGTTAATGGTATATACCAAAATTTACTTTTAATTCCGCGAGAATCAACATTATATAATTTAGACATCATGTCTTCAGTTGTCACAATATTAAAATTTTTACTACCTTTACCTCTTTGATTTCTTGTTTGTGCTTTCCATAAATGTTCTTTACCAGCATAGGTGAATGAACCATCACTAAATGTTACTTTATAAGCTTCTTTTAAACCTTGTGGGTATATACCAACAACATTACTAACTTCCCCATTTGGTGTTAAAACCTCATCACCAATTTTAATTTCACCCATTGTTGTCCAACCTTTTGGTGTTAATATCTTACAAAAAAGTGGTTGCTCTTTTCCTGAACCAGCTGTTGCCGATAGAATGATTGAATCTTCACCCTTGTAATTAATAAACTTTGATTGTTCGTCTGTGTACATATCTATTTAAATTTTTTACAAAAGTAATAAAAAATTTGGAATTACGTTTATTTTTTTTTATTTTTGTATCATGGAATGTAAAATAAATTATAAAAATTCATTTGAACCTTGTATTAATACCTTTAAAAAGGTACAATTAAATGATGTTAAGAGAAAACAACTATCCACAAAAATCATTCAATTAATAAAACAAGATGAGGTTAAAAAAAATAGGAAACTAAATGAATCCGAAATTGATCATTATCGTAAATTATTTATGCAAATTGCTGGTGACTTGGTTATTGAACAATTTTTAGATATTAGTATTGTAGATTTAAATGATATTTTAAATGTAAAGAAATCCCAGATTAATAAACTATTATCACATGGTGAAATAGATATTTGTACATTCACATATGGTTTATTTCCTTTAGTTTATAAATTAACTTATCGGAAAACTATTTTTGTTTGCATGTTACCAAATAAAAAAGATTATTATATATGTGGTATGGGTAGTCCACTTATTGTTTCTGGATATTCTGACAAAAATTTACTCTTATCTAACACATTAAGAGAAAATAATAGGGCTGGGTTTTTTGGTTTTTCTAGATTAACACCAATACCTAATAATATTGGTGATTTTATTAGAATTATATAATATTTTTAACTATTTATAATTAAATATTTTAATTATGAAGAAAATATATAGGGTATCTGAATCACAATTAGAATCAATAATGAATTATACAGAAGCTAAAAAACAAGCTGATCATGGTCAGCAAACATTAAGCAATGAAATTAGTATTGATGAGGATTCAATAAATGAGATTGATGGTAATGCGGATATATTTACGGCGGAAACCACAAATATTGGTTTATATTATAGGGATTTAAATTCGATGTTTAAAGATTATATTAAACCAGGTACTAAAAATGTTATTTTAGTGGATGGTAATGAATTTGATATTTATATGAGTATTGATAAAGTAATTGCGAAATATAGTTTATCAATTGATTATGAGTCTAACGGTATTCAATCAATAGAATTAATACCAATTAGTGTCTTATTAATGGGTGTTTTGGATTTGACTGGTGACAAAGATTCCTTTGATAAAAGTTTTGAAATTACTATTGAGGGTGATAAAATTAAAGATAATACCTTATCTGGTGAATTTTCCGTTGGTGGTTATGGTAATATTAATATTGGTGATCTAGCAAGTGGTAATGTAATGTTAACATCAAAAAGATTGTCTAATAATCAAGGTTTTTATTTAACTGGTATTGAGATTAATGAAAAGGCTGGTGGATTTTTAATTGAATTCCAATATTAATTTACATTTATCATATTTTAATTATTTTTATTTTATAAAATAAAAAATATGTATACAACAGATTATAACCAATTGAATAATAACATAATAACATATTATAGTGAAGCAACACATAATATACGATTTACCTGGAAAATAAATTAATAACAACTATTTATAAAAAAAAACAAAATGGCAAAATATAAGATAACTGAAGCTCAAATGCAAAAAATATTTGAGGCGATTGAATCCAAAAAAATAACGGAGTTTGTTGATAATTATCCACCTGGATCTGACACGAGTAATGCACCGTGGAATCAAGGGGGTGGTAAAACAAGTAAAGCTATTACTAGTGATGGTAATTTTGAATTGGTTGGTAATACTTTCGCTTCTTTTTTAATTAGAAATAAAGAAAATAATCAATTGTATTACACGGATATTGATGCATGGGAAGGATTGTCGGGTACAAATAAATGGTCTGATATCAAAGATGAGCTATTCGATTTTCTCGAAGTACCTGAAGAGAGTGTTGAGGATGAGGATGGTAGAAGCATGGCACCAATTGAGGATTGGAAGGATTCTATTAACAGCGATGATTTAGCTGACGCGTTAGTTAATTACATGAATTATAATGCATCGCGTAATAATGATATAAATATTGTTAACTCTGAGGAGTGGCAAGATGGTAATGGTAAATTCGTTATTATCAATAGTGATAATATTGATGATATCACAAACGGTTCTTTAAAAGAAAAGGCAATTGCTTTTCTTAAATAATATCATTAAATAATTCTTTTTGTTCTTTGGGTACTTCTATATACGTATGGGTGTACCCTAATTTTTTTTGTGCAACTACACGATGTCTACCATCAATAATCCCCATTTTTCCATCATTTATACTTGCTAATGTTGGTTCGAACATTACCTCGTAATCCATT